TATCCATCTTCAAGCAACACATCAAATACTACAGGAATTTGCGATAAAATAATTATTTATAATTATGCTACTCAAAAATGGTCATTAGCAGATGCTAGTGCAAGTACAATATTTTCACAATTCGTTGGAGCTTATACTGTTGAGTTAATGGATATTATATCTCAAAACTTAGAAAATGTTAGTGCAGCATTAGATACAGATTATTGGTCTGGTGGACAAATGTTATTAGGTGCTATTGATAGTGATTACAAAGCTGCAATTTTTTCTGGCACAGCTAATGAATGTGAAATTGAAACTTCAGAACTTGAACCATTTCCAGGTTTAAGAACTAACATTACAGGTGTTAGACCAATTGTAGATGCAGCAGCAACATTAACAGTTAAAACAAGAGAAAGATTAGCAGATACAGAATCTGCATCAAGCTCAGTATCAATGACTTCAAGCGGAATTAATCCTGTAAGACAATCAGGAAGATATGTAAGAGCAAATGTTAAAGTGCCAAGCGGTACTATATTTACTCATGCACAAGGAGTTGATTTTGTAGCATCAAGGGCAGGAACAAGATGAGTGATAAAATTGATATAGATAATGTTAGATACTCTATGGAAACACAAGAGTTCTTTCAAAGACAAATAGAAGAAGCAGTTAATGCTTTAATTAACAAAAATAATACCGAAAGCGATAAAGCTTTTAACTGGTTTATGAATTAAGGAGAAACATGGCAGGATCATATATAGGGAAATACGATACAACAGCAGGAAACAATTCAGCTACTTCAACAGGTTCAGTATCTGTTGCAGAGGGAATGTTGCCATCAAACATTAATAATGCCTTTAGAGATATTATGGCAGACATTAGGCAGTTTTATAATTCTGCTGAATGGATTGAGTATGGAGATGGAGCAGGTACTTATACACCAGCTTACGCATCTTCTACAAGTTTTACAATTGCAGGAGTTAATGTAACTTCTGTCTATCATGTAGGTCGTAGAGTTAAAGTAGTAGCATCTACACCAGGCACAATTTATGGATCAATTACTGCTGTTGCTTTTTCAACTAATACAACAGTTACAGTTGCTTGGGATAGTGGATCTCTTTCAGATGAAGCTATAACTTCAGTACACATTGGAGTAATTAGTGCATCAAATACATCATTACCTGAAACAACAGCAATAACTGGAGATTACACATTAGATGTATCAGGCGATATTATTTTTGATGCTGATGGTGATAATGTAACACTTAAAGCAGCAGGAACAACTGCATTAGATATTGTTTTAAATGCAGCAACAAGTGTAACTTTAGATGCTCCTGGAGATATTCACCTAGACGCAGATGGTGGAGATATAAAATTTTATGATGGGGGTACTCAATTTGGAGAAGTTACTAACTCATCAACAGATTTAGTTATTAAATCTACAACATCAGATAAAGATGTTTTAATTAAAGGTAACGATGGTGGAAGTGCAATTACTGCATTAACATTAGATATGAGTGAAGCTGGAAAAGCTACATTCAATAATGATGTAATTGTTTCTGGTCTTACTGCTAGTAGGGCTTTAACTACAAATGGTTCAAAACAACTTACATCATCAGCAGTAACTGCTACAGAATTAGGTTATTTAGATGGTGTTAGTTCAGCTATTCAAACTCAATTAGATGCTAAAGCAGCAACAACTTATGTAGATAATGCTGTTGCAGGACTTAGAACTAGAATTATAGTTGAAGCTGCTACAACTGCTAATGTAACTCTTTCATCTGATCTTCAAAATGGAGATACGATTGATGGAGTAACTTTAGCTACAGGAGATCAAGTCTTAGTTAAAAACCAATCTACTGATAGTCAAAATGGTATTTACACAGTTGTTTCAAGTGGAACAGCTAGTAGATCAACTGAGTATGATGCAATAGCAGAAATATCAGGACAGATTGTAGTAGTTAATCAAGGAACAACTAATGACAATACTCTTTGGCTTTGCACAACTAATAGTTCAGCTACACTTGGATCAGATTCAATTTCATTTACAAAAATTACACCACAAAATGTTGGTGATGTAACATTAACTGGAACACAAACTTTAACAAACAAAACATTAACTACTCCAAAGATTGCAGAAATAGATTCATTAACTTCAGGTGATATTACTCTTGATGCAGAGGGAGATATTGTTTTAGATGCTGCTGGAAACGATTGGAGTTTTAAAGCAGGTGGAACAGAAGTTTTAAAAATTACAAACTCATCAAGCGATGTAATCATCAAACCTATTGTTGATGCTAAAGATATTATTTTTCAACAAAGGGATGGTACAGAAGTTGCAAGAATTGAAGATAATGCAACATTTAATGTTGTAACATCTAAACTAGCCATTAATGGCACAGCAATTACTTCAACAGCAGCAGAATTAAATATATTAGATGGTGATACATCAGCAGGAACTACAGCAGTAGCTTCTGGTGATGGAATTGTAACTAATGATGGTGGAACAATGCGTCAAACAACTCTTGACACATTTGATACTTATTTATCTGCATCAACAAAAACATTAACTAATAAAACTTTAACATCACCTAAAATTAATGAAGATGTTGTATGTTCTGCTACAGCTACAGAATTAAATAAATTAGATGGTGCAACAGTTACAACAGCAGAAATAAATTATTCTGATCTTGCAACATTAGGTACAAGTGCTGCATCTAAAGTATTATCAGCAGATGCAAATAATTTAACAAAAATTACAGGTGCTATTTATTTAGAAGAAGCTACATTAACATTTGATGCTACTCAAGACTGGGATGTAAGAGCATCACCAGTTGCAAAAGTAACTTTAACAAATAATGTAACTTTTGATGCACCAACTAATCCAACAACAGGACAATTCATTTCAATACTTTGTATTCAAGATGGAACAGGAAGTAGGACTATCGCATGGAATGCAGTTTTTGAATTTACAGGGGATGAAGCACCTACAGCTACAACAACTGCCTCAAAGGGCGATATGTTTAACTTTAGGTACAATGGAGCTAAATGGCTTGAAGTTGGTAGAAATCTTAACTTAACATTATCATAGGAGAAATATGTTTGCATTAGTACAATCAGGATCAATTACAAAATTCTTTAGTGGCAACCAAGCTGTTACCATTGGAGATATTCAATATCCAAAATCTATATTTACTTTATGGAGTAAAGCTGAAAGAGAAGCTATTAGTATTTATGAAGTAGTATTTGATAACAGTAATAAAAAAGATGAACAATGGTATATTAATACCAATCCATCTTATGCCTTTGCAATAACTGATGGTGTTGGACAAGTAACATCAACTTATGGCACAGCTACAGCTAAAGCTCATGCAGATACTTTATGGACATCACAAGATAAAACAGATGGTAAAATACCATCAGGCAAAGATGTGGGCGATGTTGCAGTTGAAGGTTTAAAAACAGTTTTAATTAGAACAGTTAAGCAACAAGCTGCTGGAATATTACAAGATACAGATTGGTATGTTGTTAGAAAAGCAGATGCAGGTACAGCAGTACCATCAGCTATTACAACTCATAGAGCAGCAGTAAGAACTAAAGCTGCTAGTATGGAAACAGCAATTACAAACGCAGCAAATACACCAGCATTAGAAACTTTATACACTTATACAACTAATGATGCTGGAGTTACATCCAGACCATTAGGTGAATTGCCAACATTGGAGAGTTAATGATTATTTTACCAGCTAATACTTTATCAACTGGTGGTTACGAAGTAGCGAACTCATGTAGGTTTGACAAAGCTAGTGCTGCGTATATGCACAAATCTCAAGGAACTCCAAGTAGTAGAAGAACATTTACTTATAGTGGTTGGATAAAACTTGGTTTGCAAAATATTTATCAAATTATATTTGAATCTGCTAATGGTTCACATAATTTTCAAATAGTTATTCAAGATGATGGTAATAATAATGATCTAAGAATTTATGATTATGATGGTTCAACTAATTTAGATTTAAGAACATCACAAGCCTTTAGGGATCATATTTCTTGGTACCACATCTGCGTTGCTATTGATACAACACAAAGCACAGCTTCAGATAGAGCAAAACTGTATGTCAATGGTACAAGAGTTACAGCATTTGATACAGAAACTTATCCAAGCCAAAATTATGATACTGCTTTTGTAAGTGGTAAAAATATTCAAGTAGGTCGTCAACAATCAGGTAGTGATTATTTTGATGGTTATATGGCAGAAGTTGTTTTTATAGATGGTTCAGCTTTAGCACCAACTTCATTTGGAGAATTTGATGAAGATTCGCCACAAATTTGGAAGCCGATAGATGTATCAGGATTATCCTTTGGTACAAATGGTTTTTATTTAGACTTTGAAGATAGTAGTAACCTAGGCAACGACAAAAATGGTGGAACTGATCTTACAGAAGTTAATCTCTCAGCTACGGATTCTGTTACTGACTCACCAACGAACAATTTTACGGTATTAAATCCTTTAGTAGTTCCTTTAAGTTATATTCCTACTTACGCAGAAGGTAATACTAAAATAACCGCACAAAGTAATTCAGGTAGATTTCAAAGTGTGTCAACTATAGGTGCGTCATCAGGAAAATGGTATGCAGAATTTCGTATAGATAGTAGCCAATATCACACTTTAGGAGTATGTGCTGAAGCAGGATTTACAAATGCCTCTACTTTAGTTACATCAAGCAATAATTATTTAGGTCAAAGTGGTACACTTTCTTACATTTATTATAATAATGATGGCGATGTTTGGGCTAATGGTACGATTAATTCAGGTTATGGTGATACTATAACATCTGCTGGAGATATTTTAGGTGTTGCTCTTGATCTTGATAACCATAAATTATATTTTTCTAAAAATGGTACATGGCAAAATAGTGGAGTTCCAACATCAGGTTCAACAGGAACAGGTGCAATATCAATTGCAACAGGACATACTTATTTTTTTGCAGTTGGAGATTTAGCAACTGGATCTTTTTCTGGTACATCTTGTAATTTTGGTAATCCAGCTTTTGCAATCTCATCAGGTAACGCAGATGGTAATGGCTACGGCAATATGGAATTTGCCGTTCCAGAAAACTACTATGTTTTGTGTTCGAAAAATTTAGCGGAGTTTGGAGGTTAAATGGCAGTTTATACTACGATAGACGATGCAAGTTTGTACTTTAGAGTTAAAACATACAGTGGAAGTTCAAGTGATGGAAATGCTATTACTTGGGATGAAACAGATACAAATATGTCTCCTGATTTTTTATGGTTAAAAAATCGTACATCTGCACAAGAGCATTGGTTAGCAGATAGTGTAAGGGGAACAGGAAAATTTTTAGAAAGTAATTCTAACAATGCTGAAAGTTCTGATGGTGCATCTGGTCTTGCAAGTTTTGATTCTAATGGATTTACTTTAAATGATTCTGCAAGAACCAATAGAAATACAATGGTTGCTTGGGGTTGGAAGGCTGGAACAGCTTTTAGTAATGATGCTAGTGCAACAAGTGTTGGAACTTTAGATAGTTCAGGTTCGTCTAGTCAAACAGCTGGATTTAGTATTGTTTCATATACAGGAAACGCTAGTTCAAGTCAAAGTGTGGCTCATAATTTAGGTGCTGTTCCTCACATGATAATTTCAAAAAATAGAGATAATACTAGCACACATTACAACGATTGGATAATTTATCATCATAGCCTTCCAACAGCTAACGATAAAAAACTTAAATTAAATACTTATGATCCAGCATCAACTACTAATGAATGGGGAGATACTGATCCAACATCAACAGTTTATTCAGTTCACACAAGTGGAGATGGTGCAACAAATGATGGCACAGATAAAATAATTTCATATTGTTTTCGTAGTATTCAAGGGTACTCATCATTTTCAAGTTTTTATGGAAACGGAAATACAAATGGTGTTTTCGTACCATTATCTTTCGCTCCTCAATATGTGATGTTCAAAAAAACCACAGGCAGTAATGCTAACTGGCAAACTTTTGATGCAAAAAGAAATTCTTTTAATCCTAGAAGTGAAGCAATGCATGCTGACGATGCTACAACACCATCAACAGATCAAACTATAGACTTTTGCAGTAATGGTTTTAAATTAAGATCAAATCAAGCTCATTTAAACGAAGATGGAGTTTTATTTGTGTATGCGGCTTTTGCTTCAGCTCCTCTAACAAATTCAAAAGGTGTTCCTTGTAACGCAGTATAATATGGCATTTATTAATTCAATTCCATCAAGTGTTTCTATTGCAACTTCAGATATACAAGCTGATGCAATTACTAATGCTAAAATAGCTGATGATGCAATTAATAGTGAACACTATACAGATGGAAGTATTGATACAGCTCATGTTGCAGATAACCAAATTACTACTGCAAAGATAGGTTATGCTGAAGCTACTCTTACAGATGGATCTACAATATCTTGGGATGCTTCAACTTCAGATGTAGCAAAAGTTACACTTGCAGGAAACAGAACTTTAGCAGCAGCATCTAATGGAACTACAGGACAATTTGTTTCATTACTTATAATTCAAGATGGTACA